CAAAAAATATTTCAGCTGTTTGTGGTCTGGCTATATATTCTAAAAAGAAATGATTAGGTGGTACATCTTCCATGCTAAATTTAGTAAGTCCGTGTAATGATCCTTTTGATCCACGCTTGTCTACTGTACCAGATATATCATAACTATCACAACCAAAAGCACCAAGATGCTCATTACCTGGATATTTTTTACCTAATTTATGTATTATATTGTTTTGTAATCTTTGTGGTGGTGTCCAAGATATAAAAAATCTACCATTATTTTGTGGTACAAATATAACTGATGTATCTTTTATACCACCTAGCCACTGAAAATTACCTTGAGTTATCATCGATGAATGTTTTAAATCAGCATTCCAATCAATTTGCTCATATATTTTTGTAAGATTAAATAATGATGATTTAGCTTCATCTCTAAACGCATGTTCTTCAGTTCTAGGAAACTGTCTATAAAATTCATTTAAAGCATCTTGATCATCTTTTAATCCATCAACTTCGTTTTGCCAATAGTTTATAACACCTAAAGTTATAGGTACTCCTTGCGGTCCTTTAACAAGGTCGGTCGGAGTGTCGAATACAGGTATTCCATAAGAATCAATGTATCCTTCGTAGTTCCATTCCATAGGAATGAACAAAGAATAGAGTCCCGAACGAGTCTGTCCATTCGCATTTCTTTTTGTGACATCTGAGTCATAGTATAATTTTTTAAAATTATCACCACCTTTATCTAATGCATTACAGGTTGAACCCATCATACATTTACCAATAATTCTACTACCTAACCTTAACGTGGTTTTCGTAACCCTCCAGTTGTTGAGGATGTTGTTCGGCCTTTCCCACTTACCGGACTCGTCATGAACGAGGAGTTTGAGTTTCTCCCCATCGTAGGAGTTGTCACCGGTATTTTTCCAATCGATGGTCGTGTCAAGTCCCTGTAAATCGGGCGCGGTTTCGTTGGCGGTAAGCTTACGTCTGGTAAGTTTACTTGCGGGGACACGGTAGGCAAGCTCGGTCTTTGGACGGTCCATTCCGTCCTGTATCGGTTTGAAAAAGAAGGGATAATTAACTGATATGGGTACCACCTTATCTGTGAACATGGTTTTCGCATCAGGACCGGACTTGGATAATATACCATACCTACTGTCACTTGATATGGTTGCCAAGTTAACCACCTCTCCTGAGGCCATGAAAGAAAACCCGGAACGCCTGTTCTTAAGGTAACACATCCCATAGGATCGTGAATCTGCTTTACAAGCTTCCCAGAAAATAAAGAATAATCTATTTGACTCCCTAAAGTCTGGTTTCCCAACATCAATTTTGGACCACTGCAGGTACATATAATGAGTGCCAGTAAGATAAGTAGGCTTGCCTTTGTTATAAAACCAAAAACCTTCTTCTCTACGAGCAAATTCTTTATCGATGTAATCATACCATGTTTCTTTAAAATCTAACGGATATTCTTCCCAATCAAATATCGTTTTAATTCTTTTTAATTCTTTTGGTAAAGGCTTATATTCAAATCTATCTGATTCAAATTTATAAACTTCTTTTGCTTTTGGTAAAGCTATTTTTAAGTTTTGTATTTCTACAACCTCACCTATTTCACCTGTTTTGCTTATAATTACAACATCGTGTTCTACATTATAACCATACTCCCATTTTTTATATCTATTATTTTTTTTGAGAATTTTAGGTTTAATATGATTATCTAATACTTTATATAAACTTTGTTGATACATTATTTTGACCTCCCTTCTGCAAAGCCTTTAAATTCTTTTGGCTTTTTAGTCTCTTGTTCTACTTTACCTTCAATAATATTTTCTTCTTCATTTATTTTAGATAATATTTCAAACGCATCAAATATTGCTAATTTTTTAGTTGCCGCTGCGTTTTTTAATCTATCAGCAGATATATCAGGACCAAAATCAATAATAGGTTCTTTAGCAACTTTGATTAACTCTTCAACTGCTATGTGCCCAGCTTGGATTATACTCCTTTTGATTTTTTTTATTTCCATAATTAATTACAATATCATTTGATTTCATACAATAAAGACGCTCATCGTCTATAAAAAACTCCCATTCAGCGCCAGGTTTAAACCCAATCATATCACCTGGGTTAATATTAGATGCTTCTAGTTTATTATTACTTATTTTTAGTATACCAACATAAGGTTGTTCTTTTCTGTTTCTTATATCATCAGAATTTTTTATTGGTTTTACAAAGCATCTATCGCCAAAACTCTGCCATTCACCTTTATTTTTATATAAATATATTTGATCTGGTGAAACAAAGTATAAATCATTTTTAAAAAAAGATCTACTATTAGTTTGTTTACCTTGCATATTGTAGAATCTTCTAAATACATTTTGGTGTACAACTATAGTATCGCCTTTTTTTATATTAGTAGTAATAGCCAACGGTGTAGATACAACTTTAGCAAATCTATTAACAAACTTCCAAGACTCAATTTTAGTATTTAAAATTAATTCTTTTTCACCTATTTTTTTACTATTGTTATATCTACCTTCTCCGATAGGCTTTACTATAAAATCATATAAACTATTCATTAATATTCTAAATCATACTCAATTGATATAGCCATGTTAGAATTAAATTTTTTCCATGGTAATACTTCATTGTTTTTCTTTATGTAAATATTATATGAATTATCTTTTTCATCATATAAGATGTGAGATATTTCGTGACCACCATAAACTTGTTGACCTAAAGAATAATGCATTGCATCATTTTTATAGTCAGAACCTATACTGATCTTTCTTATTACATTATTCATCTTTCTTTATTTCAGTATACGTACCGTCTTCTAAGTTTATATTTATTGATCCGTACTTATCTTCTAATACTTTTTTATAATCTTCAGTATCTTTATTAATAGCAGCTAAATCATGTAATAACGCATGTTTTTGTGCTTCTAAAATACCGATATCAGTTGTAACTTTATATAATTTGTCTTGTAAACTTACAACTTTTTCTAATTCTTCTTTTGTTATTTCTGCCATTTTATTTAATTTAATTTGTCATTAACCAATATCTTCTATAAACAGTTACATGATTTGATTTTCCTTCAAACGTACAGTGTAATTCACCATCTACAAAAGTATAAGTAATAAAAGTTTCAAAATCATTAGTTGGATTATATACTCTAGTTTTTATATAATTTTCACCTTCTTCTACTACAGTTTCTTCTAATGTTTGATTTTCTGCAAAAGAAAAATTAACTAATTGATAACCTTTATTTTCGTTGTGTAATATAACAACATAATAACTTGTGTTTTCACTTGACCAAGCTCCTCTTAGTTTGTCACTTAAATCGTGACTGTGCATAGCAATGCTAAATAGCATAACTATACTTAATAATAATTTTTTCATAATATTTAATTTAATTTAATTTCTAATTGTATAATTACTTGTTATTACAATTTTTTACTTTTAAATACACTTGTAGCTTTTTCTGTTGTTCGTCCGCCGAAATAGGCTAGAATTACAGACATCATAACTTTCTCAAAAGTATCATTCCAAGTATCATGTATTGTAAACGGTATACTTTCTACACTATCTAATATACCTGCAAAAGAAAATACAACAATACACCATACTAAAACAAGTGGTCGTACATTTTTACTTAACCATGAATCTGACATAGAATCAGCTTTCCACCTTGATGTAATAGCTTCTATTTCTTTATTCTGTTGTTCGTATATTAATTGTTGTAATTTAATCTTATCATCTAAAGAAACATCTGATTTAGTTATTTCAGCTATTGCTTCTTTAGGAGATGTCACACCTTGTAATACATTTCCTAATGTAGGATTTATTACAGACGCCGCGCCAAACAATAATTGTCCGACTGTTGTATCTTTAAATTGTTTTTTAGACATTAACTATTTTTATTAGTTGCACACCCAGCTTTACATCTTCCTTTATTAGTAAATACTACGCCATCAATAACCGCTCTAATTCCACCCATTAAATCAATATCAGGTATATGAAATCTAAAATCACCACCTGTTGTTTTAATACTTCCAGGAACTCCTATGTTTAAACCAGGAGGTGGAATTAATGTTTCTTCTGGTTCCTCTACAGGTTCTACCGGTCTAAAAACAATATCTTCAGTTACATCGTCATAAGTGTCTGTTTCTATAGTTGGTTCTACTGGCTCTGGAGGAGTATCATTAGGATCTCTAAATTCACATTTAATTGCATCTGGTCCTTCGCCTACAACCATACCTGTTTGAAACACCCCATTTATATAGCAGTCGTCCCAGTTAGGAGGTGGTGGAGGTGTAGGATCACCTTGAATTTCTCTTTGACCAGTATTAGTAGTGGTAGTCGTAGTAATATCATTATATCCTATAATATTACCATTATCATCTAAAACTTCTTCAGTACGTGTAGTTATTACTGGTTCATCAGGAGTATAATCAAATCCTTCTAATGGACCATCACTTCTTTGATCATGATTTGATTGAAGAGGACTATCACTTTTTTGATCATAAAAAGAATTATATGCTTTCATTTCTTCTGCATAATTAGGATTATCTACCAATCTCATGGTCTCATAATTATTAAAATTAGTTACATTACCTTTTTTATCAAGATATTGTACTATTTTTCTTTTAGGAACTTTCTCTTCTGTAAATCCTCTTGGAAGATCACTTCTTGAATCAAAATCTCTTGTACGCATGTATGTGCTTTGATTAGGATTTCCAGCTACAATTTTTCCATCTACAATACTTACCATTCCGCCTCCTTCAACCATCATATCATATATTTGTTCAGGTGTTACTTGTTCGGTAGGTATATTTTTATAAGCTCCTGTTTCACCGTCCCATTCACCTTGTTGAATATTGTATTGGTTTGTAGAACCTGTGCCTCTACTTTTTCTACCTCTGTCAACTACTACTCTTCCATGTTGAT